TATGACCTACCGTTATTGGTCACTCTACCAGTAATCCAACCTTCTTTTTCTAGTGCTTTTCCTGCTAAAACATTTATGTATACTGGTTCGTCCCACTTTTGTAATCTTCTTTCATCTGTCATACCCACATCGTCTAAAACATCATACATGTGGTCATCGCCCATTGGAATTGTTTTTTGAAACTGCAAAACCTTTCTTCTAGTTTTTGCGGGATATGGTACATACAACATCTCTGACAATTTCTGTAATTCCTTCATAGTTTTAGGAATTTGCCATGTACCTTCTCGAATTAACTTAGGTTCTTTTTGTTCTCGTAAATCTTTAAATTTCATTTAAAATCCTACTGCGACTCCTTTGACCTCAGCACTGGCTGCAAAGATTTCGTCTGTTTTACCTTTTTTAATAAATTTTTCTTGTCCACCCCCAATAGAAAATGTTCCTATAGTGACACCCGCAGATGTTTCTAAAGTGACAAGTCTGACTGTAGTTCCAGCATTAAAGACTCGAACTAATCTATGTTCTCCAAAATTACTACCATTAGTAGTAGAAGTCCCCATTGCGGCTTCACTACCTAATAGTTTTAATGAATTAGTGACATTCGACATACTTACTCCTTATGCTAAATCTTTATCGTGATTTAATGTTCCTTTTTTCTTTTTAACAATAAATGCATTGACTCTTGCCATTCCCCATTGTTGTGGAGTAGTGCCTGGTCTGTGACCAGTTTTCCATGCGGCCATACCTCTGTTATAAACTTTTTTCAATGTTCCTACTGAGATACCAGATTTCTTAGCTTTGTCCGCAAGACCTTTAGCTTCTTCAATGTATTGTTTAAATGAAATCATACTTCTATTTATACTTTTAATCGTCTCCAAACATTTTTTTGAATGCGATTGTATGTTTACTCTTTTTCATAGGTTCTTTTCTGGCCTTTTTATCTCCAGGCGCATCTTTATATGCACTAGGGTCATCATCGTCCTTCTTTGCACCTCTGTTAAAATGTTTTGCACGTGCAATTTTACTTTTCTTTGCGACTCCCGAATAATACTTTTTAGGTTGTGTTCCCTTTACTTCATCTGCATCTTTATCTTGTGGGACTTCTTTCGGTGCTTCTTTCTCTTTTTTCAATTCCCTTTCTAACAATGCATCTATATCATGAACAATAGTTTCTGCAACTCTTTTTGCAGTTGCGGTTGCGATTGCAATCTTCTTAGATTTATCCATGTCTGGGTCATCTCTATCAATTGCCTTTTTAATATCGTCTCTTTTCTTAAGTTGTGCGGGAGATAAAGTTGCTTCATCAAACTTATAGTTTAACATTTTTTCAATAGTTCTATCTTTTTGTTTTGTATAATATCCAATCTCACCCGCTAATAACATTTTATCTAGTTTGTCTCTTCCATTAAACCAAGTCTGAAATACTTGATGACCTCTTTCTGCCATTCTTGCGGCCATATCTGCAAGTTTAGAAGTATTTGTGTCTCCAGCCTTTTTGAAGTCATTTGACATATTTGCAAATGCACGAATTGATAATCTTACAAAGTCTTCTTTTGCTTGTGCAGTATTTTCAGATAATTCTACATCTTGTAACCACTTACGTAGTTTTCTTCCATTTGTTTCAACAACAACATAGTTAGAACCTAAGACCGATACGATACCGACTTCTTCTGTTGATTTGATAACAACAGTATCCCCGATTTCATATAGATTACCTTTGACATAGTTTTCTCTAAGTTCGTTTAATTTACCCAAATTAACATGTCTTTTGAACTGAGTTTCTTCTTTAAGTCCCATACCCTTACGGACATCGTTAAATAGTTTACGAGTATCTTTATCTGACATATTACTTGGTACTCCTTGTGAGAATGCGGTGTAATCGTTTTCTTTTGCATTCTCTCTCTGTTTAGATGCAGACATTCCAGTCACACCTTCTGCATCTGGGTCACGTTCTCCCGCAGATACTATGTTAATACTTTCAAAGTTATAGAACCCATGTCTACCCTTGACACCATTATATTTTTGTAGTATAGTATCAAACTCTCTAACTCTATCAGAACCAACAACCATATTTACTTTACGATATCCTTGGTCATACAATTCTGTGACTGCATCAAAGGCTGTTCTTACTCCTTTATTAATAATTACATTACGTCCATGTTTAGGAAACATTTTACGAATGTGTTTTACTTTATCTGAATATGATAAAGGGTCTTTCTTTGGATTAGATACTTGTGATAAGAATATTTTATAATCGTTCTTACCAGATTTTTTTGAGATAGTATCAAATACTTTACCGTGACCGACAGTCGGTGGGTTCATTCTACCAAAGGTAAAAAATACCTCTCTTTCTGCTTCTATTAAATATTGAGAAAAGTTTTTAATCGCCATGTCATTATGTAACTTTGTTTTTTAATTTTTCTTTTTCTTTCTTTTTAATTCCAGGCAAAAGTTTTCTTGCAAGTTTTTGTATTCTATTTTTCATTTTAGCTAACTTCTTTTCTATTTCTGCTTTTCTTGCGATAGATATGTCAGAATAACTTGTACCTTTCAAAAGTTTTTTTGCAATCGCCATTCTTTGTTGTTTGATTGCTCTTTTCATGAGTTTTTTGGGGTCAGAAACTATTTTTTTTGCAGCTCTTTTTTTACCAAGTTTTACCTTTGCGGCAATCCTTTTAAACAATCTAGATTTTTTTAATCTTTGTGCAATAGAAAGTACCTCAGTCGTGTACTGTTCTACTAATTGTTCGTCTTGACTAAATTCTTTGAATGATTTCATCTTTCCCATTTATTTGGGTTTATCCCAACCCTTTAATATATCTGGTGAGAAGTTGTTGTAAGAAAATTCTAATCTATCAACTAACTTAACTGCACCCTTTCCTATTTTATCAATTGCGACATAACCTTCTGCACCCGTAGTTTTATAACCGTTTCTAGTTTTAACGAATGCGTCAATATTACTAATACTGTTTAATCTATTTATAAGTTTCAGTTTTGCAAAAACTAATTGTTTCTGTAATTCAAACATTTGTATAAGAGATTGTTTATTCTGTGGTGAGAAAAACTTAAGAATTGCATCTAGTTTATCTTGTTGACGGCCTTTACCTTTATCTGTCTTTCTTTTATCAATCCTTTGTTGATACTTGTTTTGAATAAATTTAATAAGTTTTTCGGTATGTACTTTACTATCTCCATGCATTTGACCCTTTCTTACATAAGTATTGTTAAACTGTTCTATGGTCTGTGCAAGTTTTTGGTTCTTCTCTAGTTCTCTCAAAGTACTTCCCGCAACTTTATTAAATAGAAAACCCGCAGTAGATAAATGTTGAGTCACTTCCGCAGTTTCTTTTTCATTCATAGTTGCTTGACTTGCGTTAGTCAACATTGCATCTTGTCCCCAGACATCTTTTGACATGGGTGGGTTCTTTACTCCGAAAGATGCTTTCATGTTTTCAAAACTAGAACCAGTGTAAGTAGTGTGCCAGACAATACCTATCTTAGAATTCATGATTGATTTTGATTGACTCATAGGAACTGCATAGACAATAGTATTAGGGTGGAAAGTAACATACTGTTTTCCTTCAATCTTTTCTCTATTTAAGTCTTGTTTTGTAAACAAGAAGTCCCCTTGTATTACTTGTTTGATATTAAGTGGTTTTAAATATTTCAATGCAAGTTTTAATTTATCTGCAAGGTCTCCAGATGTATCTGCATCTATGTCTGCATTTGTTTTATAGACCTTTGGATTTTTTGCAAAGATACCTTTCTTCGCAACAAAGAACTCTCCGTCTCTTGGGTCTTCACCACAAAAGATTGCGGGAGCTCCGTCCCACTTAGTAGATATCTTACTTGATGATTTACCCGCAAGCATATCTCTTATTTCACGCAATGCGTTGATAGCTTCTCTTGTACCTTTTACACCACCATATAGTACCTTATCTTCTATATGAGTCATGTGAGTATTCTTTTGTTCTGTAATAAAATTAGTAAAGGTTTTACCCATACTACTTTTAACAACCACTTCTTCTTTCTGTGTCTTTATCCATTTCTTTGCGATTGGGTTCATTGGTTCTGCGTTTGCAAATTTACTCATTATTCTATATGCACGTAATGTTTCTTTATTATAGTCTACTCCGTCTGAGTTGTCAACTATAGTTAATCTACTTTTAAATTCTCTTTGATACTGACCTAAGTTTCTTTGAACTTCATTCCACATATTCCCAACTTCTTTTGGGTCTAGTCTTCTAGGTCTTGCATCATTTCTTTTCAGTGCAGTTTCTTTATCGGTGTTTACAAGTATCATTGCAGTACTATATCCAAGTCTTTCTAACATCTTTTTCTGTCTGAGTATCTTTTCTGAGTCTCTTCCCGTACCGTCAATGACCAATCCGAGTCTACCTTTGATATACAAACCTTGTTGTTTTGCGGTTAGTTCTTTTGCCTTACCTCTTATCTCTTGTCCTTTTACTGAAAAGATATTATCAGGGTTCATTTCAACCCCCGCCTTTTTCAGTGCATTCTCAAACGCAGTATCACTATTGACCACACGAAAACCTAAAGAAGTAAGTCCAGTCTTCCCGACAATAAATGTTTTACCAGACCCAGGCCCACCCGCAAGGAATATTGCTTTGAATATTGCGGGGTCGTTTACACCTTCGTCTATATCTTTTATGTGTTCTGCGAATGATATCATTTTATTCCTGAGTATAACATTTTTAATTGGGTGTATTGTCCAAGTCTACCTTGA